CCGGTTTTGAAGGCGACTTTGATACTGGAAACGTTCGCTACAAAGCTCGTGAGCGTTACTCATTTGGGTTCAGCGATCCCAGAGGCATCTTTGGTAGCACTGGAGCCGCTTGATTTTTAAGCGTGTTTAAAAGGGGCCTCTTGGCCCCTTTTTATTTTGTGTTTTATCCGTTATAGTGGAGCTATTCCGGGGTTATCTCCGGCGCATTAGACAGTCCCGGCTGACGTACATGCAGACTAATGCGCCGATATCGCATGTAGAGGATAGTTATAATGTCTAGTACAACCTTTAGCGGTCCAGTTACTTCAACCAACGGCTTTGTTGGCGACCTCACAGGTAACGTAACCGGCAACATTACCGGCGCAACCGCAACCACTGAACTGACCGCAGCAAGCACGTTGACAGCGGCACAGTCAGGCAGGACCTTTTTCTTGAATGCTGCCACAGAGTTTGCAACCACGTTGCCTGCTCCTGTTGCTGGACTTCGTTATACGTTCATCGTTAAGGCTGCTCCTTCTGGAGCGAACTACACAATTGTCACGGCTTCGAGTGCCAACATCATCAAAGGCCAAGCCTATCCGGCTTCTGGCGCTGCTGGCGACACGGGTACCGCAGATGACACAATCAGTTTTGTGAGTGCGCAGGCCGTTGCGGGTGATCGCGTGGAGCTGTATTGCGATGGCACAAGCTGGTTTGCTTATGCTTACTGTGCGGTTGCTGCTGGCGTCACGTTTACGCAAGCTTCCTAATAGGAGGCTCTTATGAGCTCCAGTAATATTCAGGCAGTCACCAAGACTGCTGACGGACATGCGATCGCGGGACGCACGCGCGTGGTGGGCCTTTACTTTACGAACACCGCTACGGCCTCGTCGTTTTCTTTGAAAAACGGCAGCACATCGTCAGGCACGGCGTTGATCACGATCAACACGCCTGCTGCGGCAGGGGCCAATGACCTCATCATCCCTGACATGGGCATTTTGTTTGACACGGGGGTGTTTATTGACGTGGCAAATGCAAACGTTACCAGCGTGACATTGCTCTTCCAAGGCGGAGCTGCGCAGTAAATGGTTAAGAAAGGGATGGGCATTGCAACGTCGGTCAAGAGTGGAAACTTTAGGCCGACGAAGCAAGGCGCAGGCATGACGGAAAAAGGCGTTAAAGCCTACCGTGCTGCCAATCCCGGAAGTAAATTAAAAACGGCTGTGACAAGTGACAATCCCGGTCCTAAAGACGCGGCACGAAGAAAGTCTTTTTGTGCAAGATCCGCAGGCCAGATGAAGATGTTTCCTGAGGCAGCTAAAGATCCAAACAGCCGGATTCGTCAGGCACGTAAGAGATGGAAGTGTTAAATGGACCCGATGATTCTTTGGAACTTAATCACTTCAGTTTTAGTGGGATTAGTGATGTTTATGCTCAAAAATTCTCATGATGAGCAACAGCGCATCCAAATCCTTTTAAATAAGACCCGTGAGGAAATAGCCCGTGACCACATCACTCGTGCAGAGGTCCGTGCAGACCTTGAAAAAATTATGGAACGCTTTGACTCAGGCTTTGAGCGGCTTGAAGCAAAGATTGATGCCCTCGCTAAAAAAGGATCTTGAAGATGGTAACTAGACCTGGGCTTTATGCAAATATCCAAGCCAAGCGCAAGCGGATCGCTGCTGGATCGGGCGAAAAGATGCGTAAACCTGGAACCAAAGGTACTCCGACGGCGCAAGCCTTCAGAGAGTCTGCAAAAACTGCAAAAGGAGTAAAGAAATCATGATGAAGGGCTACAAAGAGGGTGGTATGACCGACAAAATGGGTCGTGCAATGAAGCGTAAGACCAAGGATGCAATGGGGCGTGCAATGCCCAAAATGCCCGCAATGCCCATGGGTATGAAAAAGGGCGGCAAAGCCATGAAAATGGCCAAAAAGGAGAAATGATCATGGCTGGACGTGGAATGGGTTGTGCAACACGTGGCGGCGGGGCGGTTACATCAGGCCCAGCTAACAAAATGTTGAGTGAAACGAGCAAGACGACGGACCCTGTGCGCATGAAAAATGGCGGTGCTGTTAACCAGCACAAGCGCATGGCCATGAAGGGCGTGAAAAAGATGAAAATGGGCGGAAGCTGCGCCTAAATGACAACTTCAGGCACGACCGACTTTAATCTTTCGATCGATGACTTGATCGAAGAGGCGTTTGAACGCTGTGGCATGCGGCCTACCGCAGGCTACCAGCTGTCCTCGGCGCGTCGGTCGTTAAATCTGTTGTTTTTAGACTGGGCCAATCGAGGCTTGAATCTTTGGACTATTGAGCAAGCTTCATACACGTTGACGCCTGGAGGCTATGAAATTACCCTAGGCTCTGACACAGTCAATGTCCTGTCCGCTGTGATCCGTTTGCCGGGAGTCAGCCCCCAGCAAGATATTACCCTGGACCGTATTAGCCGCGAAGAGTATTTGGATCTTCCTGATAAGACGGTGCAAGCGCAGCCTGCACAGTTGTACGTACAACGGGCAAACACCTTTAAGGTGTTTTTGTATCCGTCGCCTAATCTGGCTTATACGCTGGTCTACTACCGCATCCGACGCATTCAAGATGCAGGTGTTTACACCAATACAGCCGACGTTAACTTTCGTTTTTTGCCGTGCCTTGCTTCAGGGATTGCCTATCAAATAGCGCTTAAATACGCGCCCGAGCGCGTGGGCATGCTCAAGCAGATCTACGAAGAAGATTTTCAGCGCGCAGCAGCGGAAGACCGAGACACGGCAAGCGCCCTGTTTATCCCTGACTTCGGGCAGTAAGTCATGGCCTTTGCAACAGGCAAATTCTCTTTCGGCCTGTGCGATTACTGCGGACAGCGGTATCCTTACAACACGCTGCGTAAGAACTGGCGGGGATTCATGGTCTGTCCTGATGACTATGAACCCAAGGAGCCACAGCTTTATCCGCTCAAGTACCGTGGCGATGCGATTGCGCTTAGAGACCCTCGCGTGGACAGGGTAGAACCGGTTACAATCTACCTTGGGACGCCGGGGTTTAGTGCGCCGTTTCAAAGCATTGGCTCTGGGTTCAGCACCGTGAATCGCACGGACATGAGGCCATATCCCGCACAAGATTTTGTCACGGGGTACGGGTTTGTTGGCAACGTTACCATTGTGATTACTTGATCATGACTTACGATGAGCTTGTAACGAACATTAGGAATTACACTGAGGTGAACAGCAACGTGTTCACGGCCTCGGTAATTAACACGTTCATTACAATGGCCGAGAACCGTATTTTGCGGGACATTGACCTGGATTATTTTAAGAAAGAATCCACGGCATCCATGACATCAGGCAATAAGTTTTTGACTGCGCCCTCGGATATTTTGACGCATCGTTACATGATGATCACGAGCGGTGATGATCAAGTTTTTCTTGACTTCCGCGATACGTCTTTCATGAAAGAATATTGGCCTGGAGGCACGATCACTGCGGGTAGTTTTGATATCGGTAAGCAGTACACCATCGTTACCGTTGGAACAACCGATTTCACCGCGATCGGTGCGGCATCAAACACAGTGGGCGTATCTTTTACGGCAACGGGTGTTGGCTCTGGAACGGGCACAGCCGCTCCATCGGGTACACCCAAGTATTACTCGGTCTGGGATCAGAACACGTTTTATGTAGCTCCTACGCCCAATGCAAATTTTGTCGTTGAGCTGGGCTACATTTACCGGCCTGCACAGCTTTCCAGTACCAACACGACAACGTGGATCAGTCTGAACGCACCGGAAGCTTTACTTTATGCTTGCTTGATTCAAGCCTACAGTTACACCAAAGGGCCTCCCGATATGCTTGGGTACTTTAATCAAAGTTACCAGCAAGCAATTCAAGGTCTTGGTATGGAACAGCAAGGACGTCGTAGACGTGATGAGTATAGAGATGGCATGATTCGTTTACCTATTAAATCCGTGAGTCCCGGGCCATGATTGGATCTTCTGGCGGTGCCCTTCTTGGGGAATTCAAAGTAACCCACGTCTCTGGACGTGGATTCTCGCCTGAGGAAGTAGCGGAAATGGCGCTTGAGAAGATTGTTTATGTTGGGTCGTCTTCGCATCCTGCCATACGGGATCAAGCGGAAGCTTTTAAATCCCAAATCCGTGATGTTTTGGTGCGTTACATGCGACAAGCGGTGGCGTCACATAACACCACGCTAATAAACCGTTTTCGGGATGCGGGACATCCCGAGTTGATTAAATTATTGGAGAATTGAAATGGCGATTACTGTAACAACCGCAATGCCGACATCGTTCAAGGTCGAAATTCTTAAAGCAGTTCATAACTTCACAGCTTCTACGGGTAATACTTTTAAGCTTGCTTTGATGAAGGCAACTGCCGCAGGTTCTGGAACCTATGGCGCTGCCACGACGAGCTATGACACGCTTGTGAGCAACTCAGATGAGCTGGCTAACGGCAGTGGCTACACCACGGGAGGCAACACGCTGACCTCGATAACGCCTGTTGCGGATGGCACGACAGCAGTTTGTGATTTTGATAATACTACATGGTCTTCTGCAACGTTTACCACATGCGGCGGTATTATCTATAACGACACGGCCACTGGTAATCCAGCCTGTGCAGTGCTTAGCTTTGGTGG